ATCTAAATAGTAAGCAATCATTCTCAAATCTAAATCTTGGTCTATTCGTTTTTTACTTCTTCGATTAACACCTTAGTTTTGTCTGTTTCAATACCAGAGATCTCACCGATTTTATCTGAAACAGAATTAATCTCACTTGGAGAAAGGAATTTTTCTACAATTGCATATGGATTTGATTTAACTCCGAAATCGACCCACAAATCTTTATCTTTTAAATTAGGCTCTGTTATACACTCATAACAAACCATTTTATTAACTTCGTATAGATTTTTGCCTTGTTCTCTTAATTCAAAAAATCTTTTCATGTCAATAGATTTAATTTCTATTATTGGATCTTCAAACTTTCCCTCCAAAGATTTAATCTTTACTTTTAAAGTTTTTTCCCCTGTTTTTTCTTCTAATATTTCTTTATTTTTTAATAATTGTTCTGCTGTAATTGGCATAATTAATCCTCCTCATTATTCAAATGTTACTTTAGAAATGTTATAAGAAAACTCATAAGTCTGTTCTAATAATTTACTTATGTCAACATCAATAACATTAAATTTAGTTATTTGGCAATCATCAATACAAACTCTTTCTGCGCCATCTATATTTGGATCATTTAATTCTGAAATTAAATCAAAAACAAACGGTAAGCCGCTTCCTATTTGTGAATTTATTGTTTTTAATAAATCGCTATTCATAATTTTATGAAATGTAAGCTTTCCTGTACCTTTACCACCAGTAACCACTATTTCATCCCCTAGTTCACCGGCAATAGGAACATCTTCTGTTGTTAAAGCAGATTCAGCACTTGCAGCTTTTACTTCTGCATATTGTGTCCCTGCTACCCATAGCGAATAAAACTTTCCTCTTGCAATTTGGCTTGCATCAAAACTCATTACATATACCCCCTTTAGTTATAATTTAAAACTAGGGCTAAATCTTCCATACAATCAAGTGGATAAAGTTTCCCTGTTATAAATACATTTGTTCCAGTATCAATATTTAAAACTTGTGTATCTGTCATAGTTGAAGTATCAATGTTTAAACTTTGTGCATAGGCCCTTGTAGCAGCAACATCTAATTCAACATAGCTTGTATTAGAATCACTTAAAACACCTTGTTGTACTAAAGTTCTCAAATAAAGATTATAAGCTGAAACTAATAATCTCTTATTTGCCAAAGAATTATCAATCTTTCCTTGGTAGCCTGTTTTCCAAGCTGTTCGTAAATCGTCCCTCACCATATCAAAAGTGTCAATAATTCTTATCTTTTTAAGTTCTGCCTTTTCGCCTGTAGCTAGTGTAGTTTTACTGTTTACACCTCTAGAAAATACTATTTCGTCAAGATCGTAATCATAAAATAAGAATAGATTCCCTGCATCAACAAGCGCATCTAAATCTGCACCTACATTGTCAACTACTGTTAATCCGCTTATAGTATCATTTGTTATTGAACTATCTAAAGCGGTAATAGCTAACTTACAAGCTACATCAACGCAAAACTCATAGCCACTATAAGTAACAGAATCTAAAGTTGCTGATACATTTATGAAATTTATAACTCCTTCAAAATCTGCTACTTGACCATTTAAAACCGCTTTTACAAACATACTGTTAGCAGTTCTTTGAGTTTGAATAAATGTAAATACTGTTGCATTATCTGCACTTGTCGCAATTGTTGGACATGCTAAATAATTGAATTTTACATTAGTTAAGTTTGTTAATGCAGTTGAAATTGTTTCTGCTGTTGGTGTCGCAGCTGAATTAAATGTTGCTACTATCAACTTGTTTACGCCATACTTATTAAAACATCTTGTTATAATAGCCATGTTAGCTGTGCTATAAGAATCAGAAACACTTTTTAGACCAGTATAGGTATGAACTCCTTTAACAGTTGGATCATCTAATATGATGCATACTACACCTCTGGTACTTCTTATTTGAGCAGTACTACCTAATGCTTTTAGTATTTCTGAAATACTTTGTAATCCCATGTAATCATTCCTTTCTTTAAGAGATAAAAAAGATCAGCTCAATTGCTGATCTAATAAGTTATTCTTCATTAATATTTAGATTTAAGTTTTCCATTAAGCCTGTTGACTTATCTTCACATGGAATACTTGTCTTATCATCAAAGTAATTCAATGTAAGAACCATTGTTATAAAATCTTTATTTCTGATAAATTTCTTTTTATCAAGAATCAATTTTCTATCATCAACTTCAATGTACATATCGAAAAGGTTGTCTAAATTGTCCTGCATTGTCAATGATTCTTCAATTTTAACAGCTTTATTTGTATATTCGATATATACATTTATTAACTTTTCATTCCAGTATTTATAAGGATCAGTGGTTAGATGGCTTAATGATAAAAAGAATGTAGGTATTAAAACCTCTTTGTTATTTTCTTCTATGAAACTTCCATAATTAAATTCATTGTTTAATACATTTGAAACCGAATGTAAAATATCAACATCTTGTACCATCATTTCACCTCACTTTTAATCCTATTTTTTATACTATCCTGCAATTCCCTCTGGTAGATCTCTATACTATCACCTATCATATGTCTTCCTGGAACAAAAGATTGAACTAATTTCTTGCCTATTGCTGGTATGTATCGGCCCGGGGTTTGTTTATGGCCTTCCTCAACCGCTTCAGCATAATCAGCTACCTCAATTCTACTACCTACTTTTACAGAATATATTTTTCCTACTTTTTTGACTTCGGTGTGTGTCATGGATCTTCTTAAAGTTCCACTTTTAACTGGAGTTCTCGCCATTATCTCTCCAACACACATAGTTGCCTTTTCTTCCATTTCTTCAAGAACGATATTGTTAACTTGCTTGAACTTTTCAAGCATTTCCTTGCTAAAATCCTCAAAACTTTTCATTAGCTGCCGCCCCCTTGAAGTATGACAACATCGTATTTTTCAAGAATTAAAAGTTCGTAAAAATCATCCCATTCAATCAATTTCTCTATACTATAATAATGATCGCTATAATCAATTACTGCACTTTCAGAAATTCCATCTATAGCATCACAAAATACTCTTTTAGTAGTCTTGATGTTATAACCATATTCAATTTTAGCTTTTTCACTAGAATAAGGCTGCACATCACAATCAATGTTACTTGTTGTTAATGCATAGCCTTTTCTGTTTACTCCATATTGATCTTTAGCATCTGAATAAGTGTACAAATCTATTGATTTTGTGTCGAACCATCCCATGTTGTACCTCCAAATACCCTAACATAAGGCCTACCAATCAAAAGTTTTATAGCATCGTCAATTATAACTATATTATTTTTATAATTAACACTCCTTGTCCCTTGTGACATGTGAGATACTGACTTGTTTATTGATAGGGAATCTTTTATATTTTGGGTGATTAAGGGAATTGCTAATGGATATTTAGTAGTTATATCAACATCTGTTATATCAAAAGGAAATTGCTTATATTCTCTAATAGAAGCTACAGCCATCGCTTGGTATTGGTCATCTGTAAATGTTAAACTCATAAAACCACCTCACTAGCAGCTATGCTTTTTATGTTTTCTTTCATGAATGTAATTAAATCATCTTTAGATAAATTACTATAACCTTCTAAATTATTTACCTTGCATAATTCTTTAAGTTGATCTACTGTCATACTGCTATAATCAACAGTTTCTTGTTGCTGCCCTTGCTTCCCCAAAATATTTTCTTCGTCCTTAAGAACAGTAAAACCTTCGGAAATAAGCTTTTTAGCTTTTTCCAAAGAGTCAACTATTCTATGGACATTAAATCTCTTTAGTTCTATCATTTAACGTCACCCTTTCAATTAAGAATTAGCTTGTACTAAGTTTGCATAACAAGCTACTAACTTGTTATCCATTACCCAAATATCGTGATATTTTCTGTAAGCTATTTTCCATGCGTCGGCATCTTGGTTAATAGTTGGGTCAATTATTTTTGGTGCTTCTTGTTTACTAATTGCAATAGGTGCTGTTCTAGGCATAATTAACCAGTTAACGTCTTTTGCTGTTGAAGCTGGTGTGAATCCTCCTGTTGTTTGACCAGTTGTTGCACCATCATTGAATACATATGCTGTTTTAAGTCTTGCACTTGGGACTGGTAATAACGGAACTCCATCTATTGAACTTACTTGAGTTTCAATCGCTGTATCTCCATTTTCAATTATAAACGCAACTTTTTCTAAACCTATACCTCTAGTTCCCATTTCTAAAAGGCTTAATACCGTTCTTGAAATGTTAACTACAAAATCCGCATCTCCAATATTATTTCTAATAGCGTCAAGGTCTCCTTTAAGGGTTCCTAAAACTGTATCCGCTGTAGCTGTTGTAGGTGCAAAACCGAAACTTGCTTGTCCTGCTGTAATAAATTGAGTCGCTAAACTTGAATATCTATAAGCATCAATTTCCGGTGCAACTTGTGTTCTTTGGAACTCACTCATAATTGTCCCGGCTGTTAAACCGAAATTAGTTTCGTCAACGTCTTGACTGTCAATCATAAAACTTCTTGATCTGTCTTGTGTTAAAGTTTTAGTTTCGTATCCAAAAGTAACAGAACCACCAGTATATCCTTGTGATCTATCATAATTTCCTAATCCATCCATACTTAATTTAGGGATTTTTATTGTATTACCACCATTGTAGATAACTTGTCCTGCATTTGCTTCCATCCATCCACTTGTAGCTGCTGCTACCATTTGCTTGTCTAGTGCTTTTTGAAAGAGCGTTGCATATTGAATAGTGTTAATTGCCATAATTTAATTCCTCCTTATTATTTAAGACCAAAAGCACCATTTATTTGCTTCTCCAATTGTGAAGCTTTTTCTGCATCACTTCCCGGAGGGGTATATTGCCCTGCTTTCAATCTATCTTCTACTTCTTTTTGAACTTTTTTATTTACTGTTTTGGTGTTTGCATCTAAGTACAAATCAATGTTTGCCTTAGTAACTGTTTCATCATTACTGATTAATAAATCAATAATTCTAGGATCAACTTCTTGATCTCTAAGCTCGTCTTTTAATTTAGACTTCTGTTCTGAAATTTTTCTTTGTTGTTGTTCTTCTTCAAACTTTCTAGTTAAATCTTCTATTTGCAATTGCTCCGGTGTTTTGTTTGGGTTTTTCTTTAGCATTTCTGCTTGAACAATTTTGTCTAAATTATTGCTTTTCCATGTGTCCAATGCTGAATTGAAATGAGTATCCTTTGCTGAATCTAGAAAAGATTTAAAGTCCGGATCGGTTAATTTCCCTTTGAAAGCTTCTAAAGTTAAGCCACTATTTTTAAGTGCCTTTACAAAATCACTTTCTGATAAGACTTCATCAACTGAATCTTCATCACCAATATTTTCAATAAGTTTTAGTAATTCTTGTTTGTCCATTTATTTCGTTCCTCCTATACCCTCTAAACCGCTTAATAACGCCTTAGAACATAATTTTTATTTCGTTGATATTAGTTGCCCTTTGCACACATAAAGTCCACAAAACGCTTGCAAGCCTTTTAATGTCTTACTTAGGACAATAAAAAAAGACTTATTTCTAAGCCTTTACTATCTGATAATCTCCCAATCTTCTGCAAATATATCTCCTATACTCGGAATCCACATACTATGTGAACCATTAGCATTTTTTATTTGTAAATAAGGTTCGCATTTAAACAAGTCACCTTCATTTAATCCCCATACTTCGGCTGTTTGCTTATTACATGGAATCCCTTGTGGGTACCCTTTTTGTCTTACAACAAACATTCCTTTTCCATTCCAACCAGTTCTAAATGCTTTAGCATCCTCTTTAATTAGTGGCAATACTTCTTCAAATTTCATTTTCAATTCCTCCAATATTATTATTTATCTGCAATAGTATAGTAACAACGACAATTTACATGAATTGGTAATTGAGGTCTATTAGGATCGTCAACTTTATAATGTTTACCATCTAATGAAAAACAGTTCTCACATATTTTCTGGTCTAATATCCCCACATAAACTAAATCTTGAACATCATTATCTTTGAAATACTGTTCATCTAATGCCCTGCATACTCTAGATATTTCATTTTCAACTAATCTTTCTGTATTAAAACTATTAGTATTAAATTTCTTTTTTAAATTGTCTTTAATTTTATTTGCTGATGTTTTACCATCTATAAAATCTTTAATTTCCTTTTTTATCATTTTGGCAACTTGGTTTTTATTGTCATAAATTCTATCTGAATAAGTTTTGCCTTCTATAGTCTTATCAAGAATATCTTTTACTTCTTTATTGCTTACATTCCATGCATTTTCTGATTTTCCGCTTAAACGTTCCACCATTTTACTCATAGTTTCTTTTAATATATCAGTAACATTCTTAGTTTCTGATTTAATTTGACTTGTGAATGTCTTATTTATTAAGTCGGTAGCCTTTTTGTACTCAATTACTCTTTCTTTAGGTGCTAACTGTAGCTTTTCATTAGTTATTGTATATTCGAGTAACAAAGCAGCTACAAAAGCTAAGATTAAATCATCATCTTTTTTCTGGTCTTTTTTAACATCGTTCATTGAAGGATTATTATAGAAACTACTTATAAGATTTAATTCATCTATATTAATCATTTTGAATTACCGCTGTTATCATTTCCAGTATTGTCATTGCCTGTATCTGCATTACCGCCGTTGTGTTCATGTGGCAGATTATCTGTTGTTAATAACGCTTCTTGCTGTTCCTTTTTAACTTTTTCGGCTTCAATTTGTGGGTTTTCAACAAAACTCAATAACGATAATCCAGTCTCTAATGATAATTTATCCCCTAATTGTTGAATTATTTGTGCATTGGTAGCATCATCCTGTGGAATATTCGGTGTAAATTTGATTTTAATGTCTTTCCAATCAAAATTAGTTCCTTTAAGAGTGTTATACCACGTGAATAAAGCCTTTAACCTCACTTTTATACAGTCGGTCAAGGCCCTTTGGTTTAATTTGCATTTTTCTTCCAAACTGATTAAGCGACTGCGGAGGGCTACCCCTGAAAGGTTACTATGCATATGCTCATTATGATTAATATGTTGACTTATTTGATACATTTTATCCTCTAGAGTTGTTAAATTCTCTTGAATAAAGCTACTATCAAGTTTTTTGATTAACCATTCAAATTTTGCATTGGCATCAGTTGAGTTGAGGATCCCTTTTTTCTTCATTTCTGCTGCAATTTCTTCATTTAATTGTGCTCCGGCAACTACTAAATAAGCATTTCTAAAATCGCTTATTTCATTTGTAAGATCACTTAAATTAGTTTCATACGCATCTTGCAAGCCTTTAATATCAGAAAATAAAGTATCGTAAATACCATCATCATAAATACCATCGTCTACAAGGCCACACCAATGATGCTCTTCTAAGCCTAATCTAGCAAC